TGTTATATGCCTGACCTACAGTAACACCTGCACCAGAATATTTTTTATAACCGCGAACAAAACCATTACCTACACGATCTGATGTTGGTAAAGATTCTCTGTCAGATTTGTAATTTGGGATCGCTGTTTTTGATTTAGGTTTTTTAGCAAGCTGTTGTGGGTGTACTCCCATACGACGAAGCCAGTTATCGTGATATTCTTCTCGTTGTGCTTTAGTCATAAAATCTCCTATCATTTTATGTATCATAACAAAAGATAGAGCATTATGCAACAATTAATATAGATTACCTGTTAATTCGTAAAATTCATGTTCTGAAATACAAGTGACCGGATATACCACGCCTGATGTTTCATATTTATTATTGATAAACTGTTGTAAATCAACATAATTAGTAGCTACTGTGTAGTGACACTGTTCTTTTGAGTTGAAAGGAAGTTCAGGAAATCCAAACAAATCTATTTGATCAGTGTCTGGCACTGTGCTGATAAAGAAAAGCATTATCCACTTCATATTCTTAACTCCTCGTAATCTTGCAGGCAATCTACATACCGACCATCAATATCAGGTTTCATTAAGGCTACTACAAGATTACGGGCGCGAGATACTGCATCCCAACTGTCGTCACAAAAGAGTGCAACACGAACACCGTGAGCAGGATTACAATGGTATTGATTAGGATCATCTATTTGATAGTATACTAAATCTTCACAAATTTTATTGATTAAGTTTGGGTTATATGAAAAAGTAGTGTTCGGTTGAGCGAACAAAGCTGCGAGATAAAATTCATCAGGAAAATGCTCTCCAGCTTCCCAATCCCATTGACCTGATGCATATAGATCATGAATTGCTTGCATTAGAGTTGGATCCCCAAACCTATCAATATCTCCCATACGAAGTTGTACTTCAATGATATAGTTACCAATTGCTTCCACATTTATACAACCAGTATAGTTATCAAGATGTGTTTCAAGCCAGTTATGAGCATGTCTATAAATAGATTCTGAAACATCCATTTCAGTTATCAATTCCCAATAGTCAAAGGCTCCGTGTTGAAGTTTTTCACCTCTAAGAATGAATGATTCTACCACCTGACCACGAGCCATAATAAAATCAAATGAATAGTGCTCTCCCATATGATAAGGCGACCAAAACAATCCTGGATCAGTAATTTGCTGATACTGTTCAAGACTATGACATACTTGTGATTTAATAGAACCACCTAAAAGATTAGTAATTGGTTTTACACATACAGGATATTCAGTAGGATTAGTGCCGATAGGGCCATACGTTAGTCCTTGCGAGGCACAGATTGTCATCTTATCATAAACCCATCTATACTCATCAAAAAAATTCCATGCTTCGGGGTCAGTAGTAGGAATTACTACGTCAGAGTCTGATACTTTATCTGCATAGTGAGCAGCCATTTGTTTTATAGGATTATAGGTAGTCCAAGTCATTTCTGTACCTCCGGTGACCAAAAGGTTGTTCTTCCATCATTTAATTTCACTCTCACAACTGGGTTGCCATAGATATCCTGTTTCTGGTTATATACCATCACACTACCTCCTCGTGCCTCAACTATCTCGTTAGGGTTAGAAGCAAAGCGAGTGTACTGTCCGTGATTATTGTATAAATCAGAATAATTACGAATAGTTGCACCTCCTGTTGAGTAAGAGGCTGAGAGCACTTGACACACTGCGTGATAGAGCCTTTCAAGTTCTTCATCTGTGCACTCTTCTATTAGTTTATCAGGTCTTATCGCAGCGAGAAAAAGAGATTCAGATTTGTAGATATTTCCGACACCAGATATTTGAGACTGATCCATAAGCCATTTAACCATTGTCCATCGGGGTTTGAGACGAGCAATGTGTAAAAATTCGGATAGAGTGCAAGGATTATTAAGCATATCAGGACCAATAGAATCCAGTTTTTTCTGATGATCCTTATTATCAAATACAAACTTAATAGTGCCAAAATTGCGTTGATCATTATAGTAAACCGCTGTATCGTCATCAAAGTAAAACGCAATACGAGTATGCTTTGATGGTTGTAGTTTAAAATTACCGCTCATACCAAGAGTAGTATACATATAGCAGATTGGTAGAAGATCACCGAACTCCCACCAAATAAATTTACCTTTATTGTATACACCTTTAACTGGAAGATGTTTTTCTTCTAATGCAGTGTAAAAATTAGCAAAACCAGTAGGTAAATTTTTTGTATACCTACCAGAAATAAAGTTTAGGTTTACTAAAGACTTACCTCGTACAGCCCGATCTACTTGACGAGCTGTACGAGTGCATTCTGGACCTTCAGGCATTTATGTTCCAGTACTCCCTAGAGGTTTACACACCCACTCTACAGAATCCCAATTTCCATCTGCAGGAATTGAGTAGTATGAAATTAATGATTTTTCACAGTCTACCTTAGCTTGTGGTGGATCAAATCTTTGAATTTCTTGGTTAAAACAAGTTGACTGTAAACAAACCTGTAAATAAACTGCCCATAGTAATTCCATTATGAGACTTTCACTGCAATATAAATACACAAAGCAATGATAAATAGTTTACCATAGTCTAAATCAAAAGCTGTACCTTCGCCAAAGCGTTTTTGAAACTCGTTTTTCATAATTATCTCATCCTTAATTGCATACCACGAGGAAAGCCCCAAACATCAACAGCTGGAACACGAATCTTACGTTCTTTTGTATTCTTTTTGTCTGGATTGTCGATTGTAAGCATTACATTCTTACCGGCACGCCAAGCTTTTACCTGTGCGTTTAGATGTGCCTGAGATCCTACATAATCGCGACGAGATGCATTTACGATATTACGGGAATAATTAGGGCGTTGACCCTGAGAAATGAAGCCTTTAGACTTACCACCTTTTTTAGCCATTGCTATCTCCTTGTTAAGAATATAATCTAATATATCTTAATTTCAAGCATTAAGCAATTAAAGAGTAGTAGACATTAGTGCATAGTTAGAAGAAATTGTAGAATTTTGGCGAAGTTCGAGAAAACAAGATATAAATTGATGAGGTTCGTAAATTTGCTCACACGTTACACACTCAACTATATCAAGTGGCTCGATTTTTCCATTTTGGAACCAAACCTCTTCTTCTTGAGAGCAGATCGGACATTTAGTTCTTGCTCTGTAAGTAGACATTCTGAACTTTTTCGTGATAAAGACCCATTGAGTGATCAAAAATACCATCAAACACTTGACCCTTTGCAAAAGCGCGAAGACGACCTCTCCACTGATCTTTGATTCTTTGCCAAGTAGTCATTTTTCTAATATTACCATAGTGATTAATGTAAATTAATTGACCGTGATGACGGTATATAATTGGAAATGGTACTTTTGTTACAATGTCGTTGTTATTAACAAAACGCCAATGATTGATACCATCTTTTGTCATTTCTCTTACGAAGTCACGATTACCAACACGGGGGGAACCAAATGTATAGAGTTCATGGGCATCTAACCGACTTGCCATAATTGTAGCTAATGCAGCTCCTAGTGAATGTCCCGTACAAGTAATTTTGTAACCATCGTCAAGATTTTGTTCAGCTATCCACCGAACAATTTTATCATAGACTTTATCGAGAGCTTGTGCAAATCCAAAATGGACTAAACCTTTTTCACGTGCCTTTTTTCTCCAAGCCTTAGCATCAGCTAAAATATCTTTCATTTGATCAGGCTCAGTTCCTCTAAATGCAATAAAAATTTCATTTGCCTTATGTTTACGACAAGCAAAAGCTTGGGTGCCTTCATTATCGAACCATGCCCAGTCCATATAACCAAGATTTTTTAAATGTTTTGACACCTCATCATTATCTTTGTAAACAAGATGAGCGAATTCTGCAGCAAGAGCTGCTTTTTTATAATCTAAGTTCATGAGGGGAACTCCTTAAATTATTTAGATTTTTTCTTTTTTGATTTTAAAATTGCAGCTTGAAGTGCTGGTGGAAGTTTTTTCTGAGCTGGTGTTAAGCCATTGCCGTTACCATTCATTTTTTTCTTTTTGGCTGCCCCATTCATAGGTCTTTTTTTACCGCCTGTCATAGGTTTTCCTGATTTTTTATCTTTGTGCATTGCCATCATTTTCCCTTTCTAGCTTTTGTTAATAATTCTAAATCTTGTTGAATTAGAATTGGTACTGGAGTAGAGTGACCCCCATACACAGGGTGACTAAATAACCACTCTTCATGAGATCTTTGATCATTCATTCTCTCCATAATTTTTTTAAGAACTCTGCCGCTTGCGTTTTTGTGTATATAGATTCTTGCAACAAAGTCATGGAGAGGTAATACTTCTCCTCTCCACAGTTGAACATCAATTTTTTGTTTTCTCCAGTATGCCCCACTCCAGGGGCATACTGAAACTATTGAAGCGAAGTAAGAACGCCAGTCAACGTTACTTACGCTTACCGCCCCTGTTACCACCGCGCTTTCCACCTTTACCTTTTGGATGCATAGCCATTATGACTTTCCTCTCTTTCCTAGATCTTTCTTTTTACCCTTATAGGGCCCTGATTTACGTGCAATTAGACCACGTGCTACAAGGCGAGCACGATTAGTAGATCCAATCGATTTACCCGCCCTATGCTTTCGCAATAGTTCTGAGATATTAATTTTTGGTTTTTTTCTTGGCGCCATTTTTCATACCTCTAGGAACAGGAGAACCTAGAATTTTTTTAAGCATTTTAGATTGCTTTAAATGCACTTTTGATCCTGCTGCAAGTGCATCAGCAACTTTTTTAATGGTTTTATCGTTATGCATTATTTTTTATTCCTTTTAGCTGTAATTTTTTTCTGAGCATTTATAAACTTTCTGTAAACTCCAGCAGCTGTTTTCTTGCCAGCTACTCTTGCTCTTTGTTCCATTGCTATTGCTGCTTGCGTTTTATGCGCATGACTTTTGCTAGAAGCTTTAATTTTAGCG